TTGATACGCTCTAGTGTGAATGCTCTCATTACCCCAGCACGACCACGGTACATTTCAAAACACTCTACATAAATCTTATTGGTATCAGTATTAGTAACAAGGTAGTTAAACTTAAATGTAAGTCCCCATTCACCGACACCATACGAGTTCTTTCCTTTTACCTTAAACATGTCGCCACGTTCAATGGTTTGTCCAGTAGGAAGCACTGCAGTCTCTTCACGGACATACTTCTGTGCAATATCTGGAACTACAAACTTTTTAGGACGTGCCATTACTTGCTCTCCAAACGGTTAATTTCATCACTAATATAAAAAATAGCTTTCTTAAGATCTTCTACGGTTTTCTTGTTATCTTTCAAACCTGCACGCCACAAATACTTAAATGCATTTCCAATGTTAAAGTTACGATGACGAGTAATCTCAATACACTCTACACCAGATGGATCTGAAGTGTAGTGTTTTGGATGATTAACCATATCTTGTCCACGTTCGTGCAGACCACGTAGCATGTCTTGCTCGTGGGCAATCAGTGCCTCTTCAAGTTTTCTGTTACTCATCTTTTTGACTTCCTTAGTCCATGCTTAGCTAAATAAACGTAAATTGTTTCAACAGATGTCCCACACTCTTTCGCAATTGCTTCTGGTGTTTTCTTGTCCATCAGGTAACGCTTGGTTAGCCAAGCCTTGTTAGTATATAGTTTAGCAGCCATGAGTCTCCTTGTCAACCTAATTTTTCCCAATTAAAAATAGCATAGTGCCCAATGCCTATGGCATCTGCTACATCGTTATCTGTAATTTTCTTTTTGTATCGATCACTAACAAACTTAATAGTTCTTAGCTTACGAAATTCTCTTTCCTTATTCTTATACCATGCGTCTGACTTACCAGGATTTTCATTACGAATAACCTGTTTCTCTGGTGTGGTTAGTCTTCCATTCTTAATAAACGTTTGCCAAGCAATTGGATTAATAGACTTGATTGTCGTTACCCCCGAAATAGACATAGCACCCAAGATAGCACCTTGCACAAGAGCTAGGTCAGCAGCTGTCTTAGGACTATTCATAAATACCGTATGCTCAATTACAACAGTTTCTATGTTTTCATAGTGTGCAAAGAAGTCACGCACCACACGTGAGGCCCAGTAAACCTTTTGGTAGGTAGTCTTACCACCCCAAGATATTTTACCGTGACTTACTAAATTATCATTCATCCAAACAGCAAAAGCAATGCTGGTGCTGTTAGCATCAATAGAAACAAAGCTATTACTCTTTTCCATTTGCCAGCCCCTTCATTTCCCTTAGCGTTCTTGAAACTTCTTTAGGATCAACAATGCAGGATGCACACAAGCTCTCATCGTTATAAACTGATAAAGGCTTGTGGCATGCCTTGCACTGCTTTGGTTTAGACATCATTTTATTGCGTCTAGCAATAATGTATCTTTGATTGATTTTTTCTTTAGTAGCTTCTTCTCTACATTGCTCTGAGCAATATATCTGATAGCTTACCTTAGGTTCGAATGCGGCATCACACCATTGACATGTTTTCATCAAGAGGCTCCAGGCGATTAATTCTTACATCTCCCGTACCTGCATCTGCACAAACCTTGCTTAAAGGACAGCTCTTACAGATTTTTGAGTTTGAACGATAGGTCTTTTCAGGCAGAGTTCTGTCGACCCAAGCCTTTCTAACTGTTCGCATCCACTCAAATGCATCGTTTACCCACTTAATGTAATAGTCATTAATTTCTACAGGAAGCACAAGTAGTTCGTGGTTGTTCTTATTCTCATAGATAAGTACAGCCTTACGCTTCTGTAGAATCTTCATGTAAATGAGAAGCTGGATCAGGTGACCAGGCTTTGGCTTACGGTTCATCTTGCGATACTCGAAGCCCTCATTCATCATAGTCTTAATTTCACCGAGAAGCTCTTCGCCTTCCCAGTCAAGAATAACGTCACCGTATCCAAAGATCGGTGGGTCATTGTTAATAATTTTAAACTCAGCTTCTTTAAGAATGCCAGCATCTGCCATAGCTTGCTGAATCCTAGCATGAGACAGGGTACCATTAGTCATATTGGCTCCTGCAAATGCGTCTGCGTTATCTTCAAACGTACCGCCGTCAAATGCAAGATACCAATAACGAGCACACTCTCCATGCCCATAAGCAATGGTTGATGGTGCAAAGGTTTTCTTTTGCTGATGACGAGGACCACGCTTTGCGATGTATCCTTGCTGAATAGCTTCAATTAAACCATCGGTGGCAAATGCATCGACGACTTTAGTATCTGCTGGTTTTTCCATTACCTGAGTTAATAAATTTTTCATAATAATCTTTAGCGAGTAATATACTTTAATGCAGATACCAATTGGTTAACTGATTCTGCTGCAGTATAATAGATATTCTTCTTCGCTCTATCTCCCTTGTCTACGTTGGTAAGCCAGGTTGCCTTAAATGACATCTTGGCAGCAATTGCTTGTAGTCGAACAATCTCGACTGTAGCAACTTGCAGAGGAATATCTGGTTTGATGATTAGTTTAGCAATCATAGTGAGTGCAGCTGTAAGCTCTTCGTCTTCCATGTAATCTGCAATCTCACTAAGACCGTTAATCATCTCTAGTGTTGATTTGTTTTCTGATGTTTCCATTATATTAAGTATACCTTACTCTGGGGAATTGTCCAACATTTGTTCTAGCAAATCTAGCTCAATGACTGCTAGTCTAGTTTTAGATCCAGTCTCTCCAATAACAACTACGATAGCTGGATCTGCGTTATTCTTGATAGCATCAGTGCAAGCTTTAGCCCAAACATCTTTATTGAGAGTAAAAGACTTGCCAACCTCTTTAAAGTCAACACAGAAGTTACGCCAAGTAGCGTCTCCTTTTTGAGTGTTACGACCAGAGTTTTTGTGTTGCTTTGCACCAATACGTTTGGACTCACCTCTTTCACTCATAGTCTTCCCTTCTCTTCTTGGTTTCTAGGCTAACTTCTGACACATGACGTTCTGGACACATCCAGGTTAATCTCTTTTCAGTGGTATATTGACGAATTGTTTTTACCTCAAATCCACATGTGTGGCATGGAAAAGAACCTGCATGAACAATATACTTAGCCATTTAACTGATCCTCAATAGACTTGCGGAACTCATCATTTTCTTTAACATAGTTAATGAATGCTTCCCTACCCTGGACTTTTTTGTCTTCTGAAACAATGTACCAGGCTCCTGTACGATTTACAATTCCAGCTAGCTCTGCTGTATCAACCAAGTCTCCAACGCCGTCAACGCCAATCTGAGGGCCTTTGAAGTAGAAGTCGTAAGATCCACTCTGGAAACCTGCAGAGGTCTTAGAGAACTGTAGGTCCCAGTTAATCTTACGTCCAATCTTCTCTTCGATAAGCTTATCGCCTACAGGAATCTTACCCTTAATTGCCTGGTTATCAGACTCAGAAGAAAATAGTTTAATTACTGTAGAGGAGTAGAACTTGGTAGCCTGACCACCTGTAGGCTGCTGTGACGTATACATAGCAGAGATGTTGTTACGACTCTGGCTAATCAATACAAACAGCGTAGGCTTTGGCTTATTGTTAGCATAGTTAATCATCTTCCATGCATTAGAGAAGTCTCGTGACTCTGCACCAATCTGCTTGGTGTTCTCAAGCTGCTTGAGTTCATCAGAATCTTTCTCAAAATAAATAGCAGGAAGAAGTGATGTAATACTGTCTACAACAATTAAGTCAACACCTGCATGCATAAGGTTGGTGCCTAGGTCTACCATCTCATTAATTGTACGACACTGTGAGTAGATAAGCTTTGTTGTATCTACCCCTAGCTTTTCAGCCCAAGACTTATCAAAAGACATCTCTGCATCGATCCATGCACAGATTTTTCCCTCCTTCTGTGCAAGACCAATCATTTGTAGGCACATAGAAGACTTGGCAGAAGACTTGCTTCCCCAAATTAAAACCTGTCGTCCATATGGGAGGCCTCCGCCTAATGCTCTGTTAAGGCCATAGCTGGGTGTGGGCTGGAGAAGTGTTTCTGGCATCTCGTCGCCAACATAAAGATTTTTACGCAGCTTAGGATTTAGTGCTGCTAACACATCGTCTACGGTCATATCAGCCATTATCCACCAACCCATTAATCTTGTCTGGCTGGAACCCTGCCCAGCTGTCTTCTCCTGCAATAACTACTGGAGCTGCCAAGAAGCCCATGGACACTACTTTATCGTATGCCTCTGTATCTTGTGTAATGTCGATTGTCTCAAACTCCAAACCATTTTTGGTCAAAAGCTTCTTAGTCTGCTCACACTGAACGCATGATGGCTTTGTATATACTGTAATCATTAGAATCGTACTCCGTGCTTCTCTGGTCGCTCTGTATTGAAGCGTGTCTTCTTCGTGAAAGCGTAATCGAGGGATACCTTAGTATACCCGAATTCTACTAAACCAGCGTAGAGGTCCAGTGTGCGGATCAAGATGTCTGCCATCTCGTCTGCAATCTCCTCCTCGCCCTTGTCTTTACGAATAGCCTCCATGACCTCTACGGCCTCTGAGACAATCATCATTAATTGCTTAGTTACAAAGATGTCATCTACATCCTCTGGCCAAAAGCCTTTTTCTACTGCAGTTTCGTGCAGCTCTGTTGCTAGTGAATCGAACATTGTTTCTCCTTATTCTACGTCGTTCATAATAATAGTGCCGTCTTTGGTCTTGCCAAATTCAAACTTGTATGCGTTACCCTCTTTAATCTTCATGTAAGCTTTGGGGAACTGTGTTGGAAATACCGTCACAGAATGCAGCTCACGAGAAGTGTCAGCAAGAACTAGGTATGCCATCTTCTTT